TACAGCGTCAAGGCCATCGCCGGCTTCACCTCCGCGCTCGACGAGATGGCCGGTGCGGCGCGCGAGGCCGCGGTGGCCTCGGTCCGCTCCATCCCGTCGACGCTGCCGGCGCTGCCCGCGGTGCCCCAGCGATGACCGACGCGGAGCACGGCGCGGAGATCACCCGGCTCACGAAGGAGGCCGACGACGCCATCCTCCGGGAGAAGGAGAGGAGCACCCGACTGTTCCGACGGGTGGCCGCTACCGAGGCAGCACTCCGAGACCTGGTGGAGCGCTGCGACCGGGAGAAGTTTCCGGCCGGCGCCGCGCTGGTGCAGGCTAAGGACGCGCTCGCCGGTGACGACAGCTCCCTCCGCGCGCTCCTCGAGCACGCCGTGCGGATGTCGCTGAAGCTGGCGGGCATGACGCCTGACGACAACGAGCGCTACACCTTCAGCAGCGGCGGGATCACCGTCGATCCGGTGCAGCTCGTCGAGGGTGTTCTACGGGGCCAGTGAGCCGCCGCAGTTGTTGATGCAGTTGTTGGGGGAAGGGTCGCCCCGGACGGGGCAGATGGCGGGAACCTGTAAGGATCGCTGACAGGTTGAGGCGCGCGCGGACGGCGCGCCGACGGGGAGGGACCATATTGCCGGCGCCGGCAATATGGTCGGGAGAACGAGCTACAGGCGGACGGGCCGCGCGAACCACTGCCAGTCGGCGCGCAGGTGCACCAGGCCGAGCACGAACGAATGCACGTTGCCCTCGACCGTGGCGATCTTGGCGTCGCCGAGGTCGGCCGTGACGACGCCGACGTGCCCCCGGAAGTTCTCGCGCGCGAGGGTGGCGGGGTTGTCCTCGTGGAAGAGCCCGCAGATGTCGCCGGGGAGCACCGGCGCGCCGTCGGGCACGAGGAGTCCGCGCTCCTTCGCCCACTGGTAGATCTTGTAGGCGCTGGCGAGGCGGGGGATGGGCGCCGGATCGATCCGCTGGTAGAGCGCCGTCGCGAACGAGGCGCACCACGGATCGCCCGGGGTGGCGCTGGCGAGGCGGAGCCAGGTCGACACCTGCGGGCCCTGGTTCGAGCCGAGGGGCTCCTCGTGCATGCCGATGCAGGCCACCGCGTCGAGCAGCACCTGCACGAGAAGCGGGTGGGCCTCGGACGGCGCACACCGCCAGCCCGGAGCGACAAGGGTTGCAGGCATGGGGTGTTCTCGGCGGCGAGGAGAGCCGCGGGCGGGAGGCGAGAGGCGAGGTGGAGGACGATTGGGTGTCACAACCGGCGCGGCCGGCCGTAGTACCCAGGGAGCGCCGTCGTGCTGGGGGGCCGGCGGCGCTCGGTTGTGCTACGGCGAGCTGGTGGCGCTGGTGACCCGGGCGATCACCAGGTCGAAGGCGGCGCGGGCGGGGTCGGTGGCCGCCAAGGGCGCGCGGAGCTGCTCGAGGAACACCAGCACCTGCGCGGGGGTCGCCGGGGTGGGCGGATCGGGCTCGGGTGGCCCCGGGCGCGGCTCGGGCTCTGGGTCGGGCGGGAAGGGATCGTCGGGAGGGGCCATCGGTCTACCTCACGGGCCAGCGGCGCTTGCCGGCGTCACGTTCGAGGGGAGCCACGCCGTCGCCCTTCTTGGGCTTGCCGGGCCCGGGCGGTGGTGGGGGTGGTGGCTTCGGCTTCTCGCGCTTCTTGGCTTCCTCGGGAGAGGAGCCCAGCACCCGCCTCGGCAGGGCCAGCACGGAGGCACCGAGGACGACCGCGAGTAGTTCACGCCGCGTCATGCGGCGATTCTATCAGCGTGTGAGCGGAGCGCCCATCACGTAGTCGCTGGTGGCGTCGTAGTCGACGGCCATCGCCTCGCCGGCCATGCGCGTGTCGGGCGCTGGCGCCGCGAGCATCGCCCCGGATCCGCCGTCGCGATCGGTGCCCGCGTCCGGACCGGCCGCGATCGGGACACCGGTGGGCGGGGTCTGCTTGCGGCGCTCGTCGGGCGCTGGCGGGAGCACCGGTTGCGCGGGCTTGGTCTGCATCGAGGCCGTGGCCAGGAGCAGCAGGAGGGCCAGCTTCACCAGCGGGGCAGGCTGGTGGTGCTGGTGCTTGCGCGGCGAGGGTCGCAGCACGGCGAAGTACAGGAGGAGCGACAGCAGCACCGCGACGATGGACACCGCGGCGGGGCTCATTCCTCGCTCTCCACGCGGGGGTGACTGCCCGTGAGGCGCCGGCGGCGTTCGCCGCGGAGCTCGGCCAGCTCGGTCTCCACGAGGCGCAGGCGCTGCTCTGTCCCACCGTCGGGCGGCAGTTGCTGATTCTTGCGCATCTCGCGCAACTCGGAGAGCACGGCTGCCACGATAGGATCGGAGGGCGCCTTGCCCTCGTCGGCGCGCTTTTCGGCGCGGGCTTCTTCGATGTGACTGAAGGCCTTGCCGATGAGCTTCTCGACGACCGAGGCCAGAGTGATCACAGCGAGACAGAGCAGACCCAGAGGTCCGAGCGTGGACAGCTGACCCAGATCGACGGCTTCGGCAGCGGCCAGCATCACAGCACCAGGGAGCGTGGAGGGGGCGAGGGCATAGCGTGGACTCCTTGGTGGTGAGGCGAGGGATGGACGGCGGGAGCTACTCGGCGATGGGCCCGGCGACGGCGTGATCGCTCACGTGCGGCCCCGCGGCGTCGATGCGGCGGTCGGCGTCGGTGCGCGCGGCGTCGAGCTGCCCGAGGCGGGCGTCCACCACGACGATCGCGTTGGCCAGCACCAACTTCAGGCGCGCCAGCGCGTCTGCCTCGGCCGCCTGCGCGTTGGCCATCGCCTCGGTGGCGATCTTGGTGACGCTGCCGACCACCTGCAGCGCGAGGGCGATGAGGTCCATCATGATCCACCTCCGACGGTGATGCCGACCGTGGCGAGCGCCCCCACGAGGGCCGCCGCAGCGTTGGCGATGTCCCCGGCCGCGACCGCGCCCCCGGCGGCGAGCGCCTGGCGGTAGATCCTGATCGCGGATTTGGCTCGGTCGATCGGGGCGCGCCGCGGCGTCACGATCGCGTCGGTGCAGGCCTTGTAGGCGTCCACGGTGCGTCGGTCGGAGCACCCGGCGATGGCCGCGCTGGCGATCCGATCCTCCTCGTGGACCGCCCACGTCGTGAACTGCTCGATGCCTTCGTCGACAGTCTGCACCGTGGCGATGGCGGTGGTGGCCACGATCGTCTTGGTCGACGCGCCACAGCCGGCGACGGGGGCGAGGCACACCGCGAGGAGGAGGCACCACAGGAAGCGCTCGCGCAGCCGCTGCACCAGCACCGCGCCCACGGCGCCCGCCACGAAGGCGCACGCCAGCGCTCCGGCCTCCATCGTGCTCTCGCGTGCGCAGCCGCCGAGGATGAGCACGGCCAGCACGCCCACCGGCGCGGCCGCGGCTTTGACCGCTGGCGCCGGCGTCAGCCAGCCACACAGCGCTCCCGCCGCCCCGGCCACCGCCGACACCACCACGCCGCGCAGCGCCACGCCGCCTTGGAGCGCGGGCACCGCAGCCCCGATCGCGGCCGACACCGCCGACACCAGAAGCGCGCCCCATCGCGATTGAAGGAAGGCGCCGAGCCTCCCCTCCGCCGACGACAGGTTGCGCACCAGGAAGCCGAGGAGCGCGAGCAGCGCCACAGCCAGCACCCGCCAGTCATTCGAGGCCGCGGCGTCCACCGCGCGCACCGCGAGCTGCACCGGATCGCCTGGCAGCGGCTGCACCACCGCGCCCGCGTCGGGCACCTGTCCGAAGGCGAGGAGCGGCGCGAGGAATAGGGCCGCCACGACGGCGGCGACGAGGAAGAGACCGAGATTGCGCATCACTTCGACTCCTTGAGGGTCTGAGCGGCCGCGAGCGCCCACGGGTCGTCCGTGGTGAGCGCCGCGAGGTTGTCGATCCGCGCGTGGGCCGAGAGCGCGATGCACGTCAGCACCTGCGCGTCGGTCGCGTCGACCACGCCGAGCGCGGCGAGCGCCTCGCGGGCCTTCTCCTGCGGCGTCACAGGACGACGCCGGCCGGCAGCACGTCGCGCGCGGCCTGGAGCATCTTGTTGGCCTCGAACGCGCCGTTGTTCTGGAAGTCCGCGACCGCGGCGTTGAGGATTGCCACCTTGGCCGGGTCGAAGCGCGCGCCGTACTTCGCGATCGCGGCGTCGAGCGCCTTCTTGAAGCCGCTCTCGCCGTTGCCGTCGAGGGCGCAGAACTGCTGCGTGAGGCGGATGAAGTCGAGGAACTCCCCCGCCAGCGCCTCGCTCACGTAGTCGGCGATGATCGCCGAGTCGGTCGGGGGCACCACCGCCGCCAGCGCCTCCGCGCCCCGGCGGATGTCGTCGGCCTTGGCGGCGAGCTCCACCGCGGTCTGGGTCTGGGTCTGACGGTACGAGTCGATCTTGTTCGGCATGTGCGTGGGCTCCAGCGCCTCTACGGCGCGATGGGTGGAACGGGGCGGTTGAAGCGGAGCGCGCGCGACACCAGCGCTCCGCCGGACGGAGACAGGCGCGCGTCGGCGTCGACGAGCTGGCCGTGAGGCACCGCGTGGGCGTAGCGGACGCGCGCGCCGGCGCCCAGGGGCCGCGCCGGGTCGAGCAGCACGGCATCGGGCCCGACGAGCGACACCGAGCGGATCGGCACCACGTCCTCGCTCTGCGCGCCATCGACAAGCGCAAACCCGCGGCTCCCCGGGTCTGGCTGGCCCACGTCCCAGCCGAGCGGCGGCACCGGAACATGGAACGTGACCAGGATGCCCCCGCCCTGCTGCGCCTCCACCCGGAGCGGCGCGAGCGGGGCCCAGCTGCCCCCGAGCAGCACCTGCGCGGTGCGGTCGCCGTAGAGCTCGCCGAGGTGGCGGTAGCCGGCGCCCGTCAGGTGCACCGCGTCGCTGTAGGGCTCGGCGCCCTTCTCGCACACCACGAAGATCCGCGACGGGAGCGCCGCAGCCGCGTCGAGCATCCCGGCGTTGGCGTCGGCGAAGCTCCACCCGGCCTGCGAACTGGTCTGCGACACGAACAGCAGCACCGGCGACGCCTGCCCGGTGAGCACCTGCACGTCGGCCTCGAGCTGCGGCTGGAGCGCCTGGAGCCCCTGCCCGTAGGCCCACCCGCCGAAGGCCGACTCCCCGCCCACTTCCCACACCGCGGCGAGCTCGTAGCGCGCGCCGCGGGCCGCCACGAGGTCGCGCGCCGCCGTCACCTGATCGATCAGCGCCTGGTAGGCCGGTGTCCCTGGCAGTCGGTTCGCGAGGGACGTCGACGGCACCGCGGCGCCGGCCACCAGCACCCTGCGGCCCACCGCGTCACCGAGCAGTTCCGCACCGGCGGCCCACCCGGTCTCGACTCCCGACTCCACCAGCGGCACCAGCGCGGACAGGTCGGCCGGGCGGTCGATACCTCCCTTGAACATCAGGTGGCGCGCGCTCGGCCGCACGGTGAGCGCAGGAGCGCCGCCGTAGCCGGTGCCGAGCGACTGCCCGTACACCTCGACACCCAGCACCAGTTCGGGCACCAGGTCGGGTGGCGGCGCGAGGTCCGCGGGCGCGCCCGCGTCGGGGCAGGTGAAGACGTTGACGGTGCAGCTCGCCGACAGCAGGGCGAGTGCGAGGAGCAGCACCCGCATCACGACAGGTCCAGCGCGCGGTGGATCTCGAGCCAGTCGCTGCTGCCCGCGTCCCAGCGGAATGTGATCGTGTCGATCTTGCTGGCTCCGGTCGACTTGGTGAAGGTCCCGCCGACGAGGCGGGCGTTGCTGATCACGCTCGGCCACGTGGGCACGCCGTCGGCCTTCTGGACCAAGATCAGCGTGAACAGCTGGGCCTCGACGCCGTCGGAGATTGAGATCGAGGTGACATTGCCGGTGGCGAGGAGCCGGTAGACCTCCCCCGAGGACGGCGAAATCGAGACGGCGCCGCTCGTCGCCGCGCTCTGGTGCTTGCCGAGGTAGCTGTACGACCCGACGGAGAGCCACCGGGCCCCGGAGCCGCCGAGGAGGATGGCGTTGTCGCTGTAGGGATTGAAGGCGGCGAAGTTGTAGACGCGCAGGGTCGAGGCGTTGGCGAGCAGGGAGCCCTCGAAGGCCCCCGCTGAGCCGCTGTTGTAGAAGCCGAGCTCGTTGATAGCGCCCGAGATCCCGAAGCCCAGCGCGCGGACCCCGTTGTTCCGGATCTCGGTGTGGACGTTCTGCCCGGTCACCGTCACCGACGAATCGAGGCGCACCTGCGCGGTGCCGTCGTCGGCGTGCTGACCGATGATCGAGAGGGTCCCGCCGGAGTCCGCGGTGGCGGTGTTGATCGTCGGCGTCTTGGTGCCAGCGATTGCGATGGAGCCGGCGCCATTGGTGACCGACAGGTTGGTCGATCCCGTGATCGCCGCTGCCACCGGCGCGGCCCCCGTTGAACCGATGAGCAGCTGCCCATTGGTGAGCGCGGACGCCTCGACGATGGCCCCGCCCGACGACACCATGACGCGGTTGTTGTTGAGCGCCGTGGTGCTGTTGGTGCCGCCCTTCGCGACCGGGACCGTGCCGAGCGAGATCGTGGGCGTCGTGCCGCCTGTGGAGGCAATCGGCGAGGTCCCCGAGACCGACGTGACGGCAGCGCCCGCCCCGCCGAGGGCCGCATCCGACCCGCCAGCCGTCTTGTAGTGGAGCGACCCGGTGCCGCTGTCCACGTACAGAACGGGGATCCCGGCCGCCGACGGAGCTGCGGCCTGCGCGGTGAACTCCACGCCGGAGGCGCGGACCCGCGGCGGCGACGACTGCGCCGACAGGCCGAGCGGCACAAGGAGGAGTGTCAGAAGGCACGCTGCAGCACCCCAGGGCGCCAGGCGAGCGGCGCCGAGGTCTCGACGGAAAAGGGACATGTGGACTCCAGGTGGGTTTGACAGGGAGGAACGGTGGGCTTACGGTGCTAACTGCCGCGTGAGGCGGCATTGAGGGAGCGCTAACGATGGGTATGACGCCGTGTCCGACGTGCCAGCGCTCAGTGTCGACCGAGGCGGCGGCCTGCCCAGGCTGCGGGCATCAGTTCAAGGCGGCAGGCGGCATCAACCTACGAGATCCCGTCCACGCCCTCGGCGTCGTCCTGATCTCGTTCTTCCTGATCGTCGTCGTCGGCGTCGCGTATCTCAGCGCCAGGTAGAAGGGGAAGCAGCAATGCGCAAGACAGCACTCGGCCTTCTGGTGATTGTCCTCGTCGCAACGGGTTGCACCGAGGACAATCCGCTACCGAATCCATTCCTGGAGCTACAGGCGAAGGTGGCCACGCTCGAGGCGCAGAACGCGCAGATGGCCAAGCAACTCGCCGCGCTATCGCAGGTGATGGGCGCGCAGGGTCCGAAGGGTGACAAGGGCGACGTGGGCCCCATCGGACCCGCCGGCCCCAAGGGAGATCCGGGAGCACCCGGCGCGCCCGGCGAGGCGGGCCCACCTGGTCCAGCTGGCGCGCCGGCGGTCCCAGAGCGCTTCGTCGACGCCAACAAGGGCGATTGGGGCGCCTCGCTCCTCGGCTCCACGGTGTGGGATGCCGACGACGCCGTGCCGCTCAGCGCCACGCAGCTCGTGACCGTCGGCTACCAGAGCGCCAACTGCCCCACCAACAGTCTATGGTTCCACGTCGCCGCTGACCCAGGCCAGACGCTACACGACGGCGTCTACTACATCGCCAGCGGTGTGCTGCTCAGCCCCTTTGGGCAGCAACAGACCAAGACGGTCGCCTCGGTGGGTCAATGGGTCAACGGGGCGTGGACCTGCAAGACGGCTCAGGTGCAGATGACCGGCTTCCCCGCTGCGGCGAAGTTCCCCAAGAACAAGCAGCTCGTCCCGTACGACCACTCCAACGGCTTCAGCTACCAGCCCTAGAAGGCGCCCTTGTCGAAGGGCGGGCTCACGTCGATCTCGCACCACCAGTTGTCGCCGGCGCCGCCGTCGTTGGGGGCAGCGCCGCACGTGACCTGGAGGTAGCCGTCGGCGGTCGTCTTGAAGTCGTACGTCTTGCCGCCGAGGGTGATGCGCTTGAAGGTCTGGTTCTCGGTGCCGGTGAAGGCCTGGACGCTCGACTCGTAGGTGACGCCGGCGTTGGAGACCGTGCCGATGTTGTCCGCGCTCTTGTAGGCGCCGCCGTCAACGACCGGGAGCGCCAGGCGGATGTCCACCTTGCGGCGCGCGAAGTTGATGGTGTCGTCGAGGGTGATGGTCTGGGGGTTGGTGGTGTGGAGGAACGGCACCAGGATCGTCGTCTTGGCGCGCGTGCGCGAGGACAGGAGGATCGACTGGCCCGAGGCGCCCGAGGTCGCGGCGACCTTGCCGAGCTGGAGATTGCGCACGCGGTGCTGCGGGATGGCGCCCGCCGTCCAGGCCTGCTCGATGTAGGCGAGCGTGCCGGCGGCGCTGTTGCGACCGATGGCGTCGCCGGAGGCGTAGCCGTTGCCGACGGGGATGTAGGCCAGCAGGAACGAGTACGACCCCGCGGCGTCGGCGGGGATCGCGGCGAGCGCGTTGGCGCGGCTGGTCTGCTGCGCCGTCAGCGTCAGGGTGAGGGTGGTGATCGTCGTGAGCACCAGAGACTGCTCGGACTCGACGTCCTGGCTGTTGCGCACGAGGCGCGTGTCGGTGCTGTTCGTGGCCCGAGCGATGGTGCCGTAGAGCGCCACGTACTTCGTGGAGCCGGAGGCGTTCGCACCGAGGAGCGCGCTCGACATGTCGGCGTACTGGCAGTGCGCCATGGAGATCCGCGGCAGCCCGACGTCATCGGCGGCGGCGACGGCTCCACGCTGGTAGAGCGCAGGGGCCACCAGCACCCGGCCGTTCTCTCCGCCGAGCGCGGTGAGCGAGGGGGCCACCAGCACATGCTGGCGCACGGTGTCGGCCGCGGTGTTGCCGCCGAAGACAGCCCCGGAGGGCCCGTACTCCTTCACGAGCGGCGTGACGGTCTTGGTGCCCACCGAGGAGGCCACGGCGAGTGGCTCATCGACGGCGAGCACGTCATAGACGCGGTCATCGATCGTGCTCGCGTTATCGGCCAGCACCTGGTCATCCTCGATGAAGATTCCAGCCCCGGCGTTGTAGATGCTCCGCTCTCCGCTCATTCCGCTACCTCACGATGGACTGAGCCAGTGCGGGCTCGGCCTGGATGTGCCACGACACGCCCTCCATCACGCGGGACGCGATGGCTCGCACCGCGCTCGTCATGCTCTGGGCGTCCTTCCTGGAGATGCGAACCGTGTGGTACCAGCGACCGGCCCAAGAGCCGTAGAAGCCGGTAGGGGCCTGCCCGGGAGACAGCGGCCGCTCGACCACGCCCTTGAATCCGCGGTAGCCCGAGATCGATCCGGGCACCAGCACCCAGATCTCCGGCGGCGCGGCTGCGCTCATGCGATAGGCGCCGGCAGTGCGGAGACCGGTGCGCCGGCCCGAGGCCCACACGCGTCCCGGAGCGCTGTCCGACTGGATGCGATTCTGCCGGTAGCAGAGCGGAGAGCCCGAGGGCCACGCCGTCGAGGCGCGGAAGGCGAAGTCGCGCTTGGTCTCCACGAATACGGCGTTCTTGGGCTGGAAGCGCGCGGCCAGCTCGGCGCGCACGGCCTCCTTGATCGAGCGCGGCGTGATGCCGGTCTGCTCGACGAGAAGCCGGCGGCGATAGGCGCCCTCGGTCTCGCTCGGGATCTTCGCGATTCCGGTCTCGTCGCCCCAGGCTTCGAGCAGCACCCCGTCGGCGAAGCGCGGCGACTGCTGCGCCGCCATCAGGCGGATCGTGTCGGCGTGCACCAGGTTGTGCATCCGCGCCATGGCTTTGAGGTGGGCGTCGCGGAGCGGGTCTTCCCCGGAGCGAGCGTACGCCGGAAGGAACATCTCCCGGAGCCTCTTGATGTCCCACTCGGGAATGAACTCGTCGTCCGTGACGGCAAGCCACTCGGCCGCCCCCTCCTCGGGGATCGTGATGTCGAAGTCGTCGGGAACGAGCACGGGGCTACTCGTTGCCGCCGTGGCGCGGCCAGAGGCGCACGTAGCCCTTGGTGTTGATGGTGCCGATGATGATCTCGCCCACGGTCCCGTCAGCCCGCTCCAGCTTGCTCGACGAGGTGTTCATGCGGATGTACCCGGCAGCACCTGCGGCCAGGCCCGTCACCGCCGGCGGGATCCCCGCCCCCTCCGTGATCACCTTCACCGTGTCACCGTAGCTGGCGCCCTCGAGCGCAAGCGCGAAGCGCGGCGTGGTGTCGGCCGCGTAGGTGACGTCACCGATGGGAACGATGGTGAAGTCGCTCTCCGCGCCGCTGAGGTCCTCCACCAGCACGTCGCCGACGTTCCAGGCGTTGCCGGCGCGCACACGTTGGGTGCGGTAGGGCTTCCAGAAGATGTCGACGAGCTGCTGGTTCGCCTCGTGGACGAAGTTCCACAGGTAGTCCCAGACGCGGCCATTGAACCTGCGGCCCGAGAGTCCGCCGTAGAGATCATCGACCTCGCCGGAGGCGAGCCCAACATCGGGAGGGGTTGCCATGGGCTCCTCGGGCTACTGCGTTTTGGGCCCGGCGAAGGTGAGTCGCCAGGACTGCTCGTCGACGTAGTAGCGGACGATCTCGGTGGCCGAGGCGTAGCTCGCGGGCGCCACGCGCAGCACCTGCGTCGGCGACAGGCTGACGTCGGCGTCCTGCGTCTCGGGGTGGCAGGCTTCGAGCGCCGCTTCGATCTTGTTCAGTCGGAACTCGTCGCCCTGGGTGCGCGCGGCGAAGTATTCCGTCCCGTTGGCGATGGCCACGCTCCGCAGCGCCCCGATGTCGTAGTTGAAGGTCTCCCGGTCCATGTAGATCGTCGCGGTGATGACCACGCGCACGAGCGTGAAGGGCAGCACCTCAATCGGGATCCCCATGCCCTGGTAGCCCGTCGCGCCAGAGGCGGAGTAGGCCCCCGACTCCAGGTTGTCGCGGACCTTGTCGGCCAGCGCCTCGTTGAGGCCGTACTGCGGATCGCCCACGAAGGCCCGGAGCGTGCCGTTGCCGGGGTTGGTGAGGGTGCAGTAGCGCACCCCCGGCGTCTCGAGGATGCCGAAGAGGATGCCGGAGCGCGTGCCGGGGCGGCGACTCGCCGTGCTCGGGAACTGCGCCAAGCGCGCGGACACCTCGTCGTCGGTCTCCGCGCTCGCGCCGCCGGCGGCACCCTCGGGGCCAGTGAGCCCATCCAGGACGTCATCATCGGTCGGCGAGGACGGAGTGAAGATGAACCAGCTCGCATCGGGCAGATCGTCGACGATGAGCGTCAGCGCCGAGTAGTCGACGTTGCCGATCTCGCCCGCGGTGAGGCAGGTGAGCGGCACCGCGACCTTCGCCGTCGAGGACGTCGCGGGGATGTCGTGGTCGGCCGCGAACTGCACCGCCTTCTGGGTGGCGCTCGCCTGGACCCCGAAGCGGGAGCCCTTCGGGATGCTGGTGGAGGCGACCGGCAGCGACCGCTTGAGGTAGACGACGATGGTGGCGAAGGACTCCGGCTTGTACTCCGTCTGGTAGATGTCCCGGGCCACCTGCGCGAGGTCGTCACCGGTGGCCGAGGAGCGGTAGCGCGCGCGGGCGCGGTCGGCGAGGTAGGACGTGTTGCGCATCGCCATCGCCGCGGAGGCCGACAGCAGGAGCGTGTTGTCGGAGCCGTCGGTCAGATCGACGCGGCCGAGGCCGTCGGGGTCGAGCTCGGTGCGCAGCACGTCGGCGCCGGCGTCGATGATCTGCTGTGGCGTGGCGGGATCGGACATGGGTCTACCGCTCCACGACAGAGGAATCGATGTTGAGCACCTCGCCCGAGGCGTCGAGGACCACCTGGCCCTGGATGGACAGCTCGCCCGAGGCGGCGTCCATTTGGGCATCGAGCGACACCGAGCCGGTGCGCACCCGAGGGTCCTTCGTCCACGCGCTGCGGATGCTGGCCGCTACAGCGCCCTGGAGGAGGCTGGGCGCGTTGGTGAAGCGACGGAGGTTCGCGCCGGCACGAGGCCGGTGAAAGACCTCCGAGGGCGACAGGAGGCACAGGGCGGCCAGGTCGTGCCGCACGCACTCCACCCCGGTCCGCCGCGGCACGTCGCCGCGGGAGTTGAGCCCCCCGGAGCTGCACCACGCCAGGTCGACGCCCCACCGGCGGAGGTTGATGTCGTCCTCCACGGGCGAAGTCTGCGAGGTGACAGCCCCGCGGAATGCCACCGCCACCCCATCAGGCTCGGCGACAAGGCGGACGTCGTAGGAGGCGCCCTCGCGGAGCGGCTCCGACAACGCCAGCATCAGGCGGTTCTCGCTGCCGCCGATGACGAACGCCAGCGTCACCGTGATCGGCGTGGTCACCCCGTCGTGCCGCTCCACCACGAAGGAGCTGGCGACGTACGAGCCGGCCGATGGAATGACTACCTCGATCCGCCAGGGCTGCGGCGAGCGGGCCGAGACGATGGAAGTGGCCATGGGTCACGCGCCCGGCAATTCGAGAAGCTGACCCGGCACCACGTCGCGGTCGGTGAGCCCCAGTTCGGCCGCGCGACCGCGGGAGCCGAGGCGCTGCGCGGCGATGTCTTCCAAGGTCTCCCCGGGGGCCACGCGGTGCACCTGGGAGTTCTTCTGGAGGCGCGCGGCCACCTCTCCGCGCATCTGGCGAAGCCGCGATCGGCAGTAGAGCATCGCGATCGCGACGTCCGACTGCACGCCGTAGAACTGCACCGCCGCGCCGGAGTTCTTCACCGTCAGCGCCGCGCTCGATTGCAGCTGCCCGAAGCTCTGCGCCAGCTCCTTGCACGCGGCCATCGCCGCGGCGCACTCGGAGTCCACGCGCTTCACCAGCGCCACCGCCTGCTTGCCCTGCCCCACCGTCGCCGCCTCGATCGACTTGGCGGCCTGCTGCACTGCGAGGAGCGAGACCTCCACGGCGTCCTGGGCCTTGAGCACGCTGAGGCGCGTGGTGGCCTCGATCTGGAGGGCTTCGAGCGTGGCGCGCTGCGCCGCCATGTCCGCCTGCAGGCCGGCCACGATGTCGGTCAGCACCTCGGTCGTGCGGGCGGTGCTCCGCTGCGCGTCGTCCTGCTGCTCGGTGCCGGCGATGGTGGAGACGACGAAGCCCAGCTCGTAGCGCCAGTCGGCCTCGTCCTCGCGCTCCAGCTTCGGCCGCACCAGCAGCCCGACGAAGGAGTAGTCGCCCCAGAAGACGGTGCAGTAGCGCCCCCGGCCGGCGACGGCGAGGATCGCGTCGACGATCTTCTGGGAGTGGCCGGCCTCACCCCACAGCGAGTCGCGCAGGGCCCCGTGGAAGCTGGGTGGCGTCGGCCGGAACTGCTGCACGAAGTGCGTCGGCTGGGAGCGCCCGGGGTAGTACGTGCCCTCCTGGTCGCCGAGGCGCAGCTCTCCGCCCTGCTCGAAGCCCACCTCGTCGCGGGCCTGGCCGTGCGGCGCATCGTCCTTCTCGAGCACGATGGACTGGCCGGCGAGCGGCTTGCCGTTGGGGCCGTCCTCGATGATCGACAGCGCGATCGGATCGCGCGGCGCGGGCGGGTTGGCCATGGGCTATCCGACGCAGCCGGCCGGGAGCGTCTTGTTCGCCGCGGGCCCCGATGTGGCAAAGCCGATGGCCGTCGAGGTTTGGAGCCCCGAGTCGGCCGCCCGGATCGTCACGGTGGCGTTGGCCTGGATGTGGGCGACGATGGCCTCGCCCATTTTCTGGAAGCACTTGGCGGCGGACGCCTGGTCCGTGGCCGACAGCGAGCGAATCGCTGCCAGCATCTCGTCGCCGAGACTGGTGCCGTTCATCGCCATCGGGTCACCCGTGCTTGAACTTGTCCGACTCGAAGGTGCCGTTGCCGAGCTTGGTGGCGAAGGCGGTGATCTTCGCGGTGAGGGTGGCGATCCCCACCAGCTGCTGCGCCACTGGCGACCCGCTCGTGCCCTTGGCCAGCTCCGTCAGGATGTCGGTCAGGAGCGTGGAGAGCTGGCTCTCGAAGGTCTCCGTCTTTAGCCCCGAGTAGTCGGTGCCGTTGGCGTTGACCGTCTTGCCGTTGCCGGTGTCGGAGGTGAGGTTCACCTCGTCGTCGCGGCTCTCAAGGCGCAGCTCGCCGGTCGGCGCCGACAGCACCATGTTGGTGTCGTCGAGGCTGGCGGGCACGTCGTCGTCGCTGCCGCCGTCGCCATGGATGAGGAACGGCACACCGGGGCCGGCGCCGCCCGCGGGCCGGAGCAGCACCGCGTTGGAGCCTTCCGGCGGCTTCCGCCAGAGCCCATTGCACGGCGCAACCAGCGTCGCCACGAACGGGTGGAGCGTCTGCCCGTCCTCTACCCACACGCGGATCTCGCGCCGGTCGGCGTCCACCTCGAGCGGCTCGTCGCCGTCGGGGTGAGCGACCACCACGTTGTGCACAGCGCCGGCGTCGTCGATGTCGGCGAGCTGGCGAATCGCCCCGCCGTGCATCACCTCGCGGAGGTCCGTGGAGACCTGGGCGACCTTCGGCCGGGAGCGGCGCTCCCCTCCCCCGCCCCGCGGCGTCACGCGGCCACCTTCACGGTCAGCAGGTTCAGGAACTCGACGTTCACCGTCGGAGTGGCGTCCTTCGCGTAGGCGATGGAGACGCCCTTCACGTAGAAGAGGCGCTGGCGGGGCTGGCTGTAGGCGCGGAGCAGCACCGCCGCCGACTTCTTCTCCATGCCGAGCCGTGCGACCAGGTAGCTGATCCGGTCCTCGTCGTTGCGCAGCGACTGGAGCTCGATCTCGACGTTGGGGGCGACGTGGAGCGTGATGCGATCCCCGTTCTGCAGGTTGAGCAGCGCGTCCGGGATCTCGTGCGTCTCGATCGCCCCTTCCATCTCCTGGCGCGAGCGCTGGAGGTAGATGCTCTTGGCGACCTCGCGGAGGCGCGCCTCGGTGTGCACCTCGCGGACGTAGAAGATGTCGCGCCCCTCCTCCTTCACGAAGCGCCCGTGGGTGTCACGACCGGGCTGCGGCGTGGCGCGGGTGGAGGCGGCCTGGCGGGCGGCCTTGATCTTGGCCAGCGCAGCTCCGCGCTCCGTGAACTTGCTCGGCAAGCGGCGCGCCGGCAGCGCCGAGTCCTCGGGGTACACCGCCTCGATGCGGCGGCGGCCGTGCGCATCCCAGGCGACGCAGTGCACGCCCTTGCGCTGGCGGATGAGCTTGCGGGCCCGGGTGACCTTCATCGCCGGCACGATCGGGGCGGTCGCGCCCGGCAGCGCGGCGTCTTCGGCCCCGAAGAGGAAGTGGAGCACCGGCTTCTGGGTGTCGTGCTGCCCGTCCTCACCGAGCGCCTCGGAGGGCAGGCGCACCACGATCTCCTGACCGTCCACCGTCACCAGGCGGGCCGCCATGCCGCACACCGTCTCGATGGCCTGCCACGGCGTGCAGTCGCCCTTGGGCATCGGGATCGGGCCGCGCTTGTGCGGTGCCCCGACCAGCGCCGAGAGGCTCGCCGAGACGAGCGCATCCGTCGGGCGGATGTAGATCGTGTCGGAGATGGAGCCGCCGTCGGGCCCGGCGAGCTGGGCGATCCGGCTGTCCACGATGCGCTGGAGCGCCTGGAACAGCGTGTCCTCGTAGCGCGGGATCGCGTGCGCGGCGAGCGGCGGCGGGTCACGGAGCAGCGCCGAGAGGTCCCGGGCCTTGCCGTTGATGACGGGACCGCGCTCGTCGTCGTCGCGCTTTAGCTCGTCGAGGTACCCGAGGAAGCGGATGTTGTCCCTGCCCTGCGCGCTGCCGGTCATCTCGCCGACGTCGTCGAAGAACACCACCACGAAACCGCTCTCGACGTGGTCCGGATCGAAGGGCAGCGAGCCCCCGCGGATCGCGAAGTCGCAGCTGGCGGCGTGGGAATGACTCCGGCGCTGGATCTGGAAGCTGTCGGGCTCGATCTGCGCGTTCACCTGCTCGAAGCCCTTCGAGGTGCGCACCACGAGCGAGAGCTCGATGAGGGCCCGCTGAAAGACAGGTGGCATGCGGGCGCCTCGTCGAGGAGATCGGGATCAGTAGCGCCCGGCGTTGGCCTGGCTGAGCGCTCCGTGCGTGGGGCGGTAGAGGGCGTCCTCGAGCGACTCGCGCACCACGACGCGGATCCGGTCGGGGTCGTCGGCCTCGTAGATGTTGTTGTTCTGGTAGATGTTCACCACCGACGGCGGGTGGTGCGGCGCGTCCTTCTTCTTCTTGCGCGCCTCGTCGGCCTCGCGGATCGCGGCGTCCTTGTCGAGGATGCCCCGGGCGAACGAGTACACCTGCGCCATGCGCGCCACGTCCTGCACCTTCGCGGCGTCGCCGACACCAGCACCGGCCATTGACGCCTGGATCGCGTCCACGTTGACCGCGCCGTTGGGGCCGAAGCCGCCAGCGGCTCGCACACGCGCGGCGAGGTCGGCGTTCATGGAGACCACCTGCCCGGCCCAGGTGTGGAGCGCTTCGATCTCGGGGCCCTGCAGCACCCCTTGCGAGATCATCTGCGCCATCACCGCGGCCTGCCCCTCCATCTGGTAGACGCCCGCCTGCGCCTTGCCAGCGGAGCGCTCCCATGCGTCGCGGTCGACGAGCGCCTTGTTCGAGGAGGCCATGAAGCCGTCGAGCCACCCCGCGAAGGCGTTGAGCGCCTGGTAGAGGCCACCGAGACCGGCAGCCACCTGCCCGATCGGGCCCGGCAGCGTCCCCAGCGCCGAGGTGGTGCCCGCGATCGCGTCGTTCGCTGCGCGGGAGACCCGGTCCATCTGGGAGAAGTCGTTCATCAGCCGCGCCATGATGACGCTGGTGGCGACGCTGCCGACCACCTGGCCCGCGGAGGGCAGGCCGTAGTTGCCGATGGCCTGCAGCTCGGATTGCCCGATCGAGCGAAGCCCCGCGCGGCCGCCCGCGAAGAAACCCTCCCGCGAGCTGAAGGCGCCGTCGTTGTTGCCGAAGGCGGAGCGGAGTCCGCGGAGGCCCGCGTAGCGCTCCTGCTCGAGCCGGGCGGTCTCGTTGCCGATGTGCAGCGCCCCCGCGTTGCCGAGCATGTTGCCCGGCGTGCCGAGGGCGTGGGCGAGGCCCGTCACCATCGTCTCGCGCAGCGTACCGGCGAGCATCTGCTGCGCGACCAGAGCGCCGGCGCCGCCCGGCCCCGCGATGCTTCCGCCGCCACCGACAAAGCCGGCGATGTTCTTGCCGATGATGGTGGCCCCGTACACCTCGGCCAGCTTGAAGAGGGTGTCCTTGTGGTCGATGACCCAGCCCAGCCCCGACTTGATGTAGCCGGCGAGCTGGGAGAATGCGTCCACCAGCTTGTGGCCCACGGCGTCGGCGATGGCGAGGATCGACTGCCGGTGCTCCTGGTAGTAGACGTTCACCTCTTCGAGCCTCTTCTTGAGGTCGCTGAAGAAGGCGGCGCCGAGCCCCCGGTGGATTTCGTCGATGTTGTCCTCGGCCGTCGAAGAGATCGCGTCCCAGGTCTGGCCGTAGGCTTCGATGGCGGGCCCAAAGCGGGAGACCGCCTCGTTGAGCTTCGCGATGCGCTGATCGGAGTCGAGGGCGTTGAAGTCCTTCGCCGTCATTCCGATCGCGCCGGAGAGCTTCGCGAACAGCGGCGTGCGCGCAGTGGCCCGGCCGTGGAGCAGCATCTCCATCTCGTGGCCGACCACCACGGGATTGATCTGCATGAGCTTGCCGACGGCCATCATGTCCGCTGAGAGCTTCTCGATCTGGCGGACAAAAAGCCCCGCCTCGAGCCCCGGCAGCATCGTCGGCTGCACGATGGCCATGAGGTCTTTGAACGTGCCGGGCAGCACCTGCGCGTCCTGGCGCATCTGGGCGATGAACTCCGAGCCCTTCTGCATCGCCCCCACCCAGGTGTCCGTGCCCTCCACCTTCCCGGCCTGGAGCAGCGCCGAGATCGTGAACTTGGCCTGCTCGGCGGCGTTGGAGACCTCGATGAAGCTCTCGGCGGCGCGCCTGGCGTCCTCGTAGATCGCGCGGAACCCGAGGTACCCGATCGCGGTCTGGTTGAGGCGCGCCATCATCGACTCGGCGTGCTCCGCAGCCCCTCCGAGCCGATGGAACGAGCCGTGGGCGCGCTCCGCCTCCTGCCCGGCCTGCGCGAGTCCGTCGTTTTTCCAGCGCGTGACGACGCTGTAGACGATGCCGTCGGCCATGGGTCACTCGGGAACCCACAGCCCTCCCTTCTTGCGGAAGTTCCGGGGCGGCTTGGGTGGCTTGTCGTCGTCGGGTGGCGTGTTGAACTCGCGGACCAGGTCGCAGACGACGCGGGACCATTCGAGCGTCTCGTCGAGCGGCATCTCGCCCGGCGCGTAGCCGAGCAGCTCGTGCAGGCTCTGGTGGCCGTGGACCACCAGCAGGCCGATGGCGCGGCGGACTACGTCGTTTTGATCGGCGTCCGCCGCATCGGAGGGGGGAGCTCTTTCTTCCCTCCAAAGATCATCTGGACGACGGACGCCTTCATGTCCATGAAGTCCGCGATCTCGTCGTTGAAGAGCTTCTCGAGGAGCGTCGCCCCCGTCGCCTTGTCCTTCTCGCGGAGCGAGAGCCAGTTGACGTCGTGCCAGCCCCCACCGGCGCCCTCGTCGACCGACTTCACCATCGCCACCTCGTCGAGGAAGCGGACCTTCGTCGGCTCGGGCGGGTCTTCACCGGCTGCCGCGGCCGCCGCCAGCACCTCGGGCGGGATCGGGATCTCCTCCTCCGGGCCCTGGATCTCGGCCACCGGGGCGAGGGTGATCCCGGTGACGATGCGCGGGAGCAGCGCCCACACCAGCGCGTCGAGGTCACCGGGCTTGATGCCCTCGCTGGCCTTGGTGTAGTCGGGCAGGCTCGGCTTGAGGTACCGGATGGCGCGGCCCGACGGGAGGATGCGGGCGAAGCCCTGGCGGGGGACGGCGCTCGCCATCAGACGGTCACCCAGTCCTCGGACTCGACGGCGAGCGTGATCTTGTTGCGCTCGTCCTTGCCGCTCATGCCGAGCGTGAACTTCGCCGTCGAGCGCACCAGCACGAAGCCGTACTGCGTGCCGTCGCGGAGCTGGAACTCGAAGGAGAAGGACAGGTCGTCGGTCGCCTGGTAGCTCTCCACCTGCGCCTGCACGCCACGGATGGCCTCGACGACGGTCATGTCGGCGACGAGGAAGGACGGGTTGAAGTCGAAGCCCGTGGTCTTCTTGTCCACGCGGTCGCGCTTGCGGCCCATGAGCTTGTCGCGGTACTGCTGCGCGACTTCGGTCACGGTGCCGTCGAGCCACTGCGTCTTCGTCTCGAGGATCGGGTTGCCCCCGACCAGCATGGCGAAGGTGACCTCGGTGCCGGTGGTGGGGAGCTTGGGCGTGCTGTCGAGCGCCATGGACGACTCCGAGCGAAGGAGCACCGCCCCGCGCTATCGCAGGGTGGTGCATTCGCGGTAAAGGACTTGAGGGGAAGCGGGAGGCGCTAGGAGCGCCGAGGAAGCGGCCGGTCCTACTGGATGGTGATGCCGGTGCCGACGTTGAAGAGGACGAAGAGCTTCTCCATCACCGACGGCGTGATGACGTTGGCGGCGACGGCGTACTCGCCGGCCGCGATGCTGTCGGCGGTGTTGCCGGTGTCGCCGTTGATGTCGTACATCGCCTCGCCGATCGCCCACATCGGGTAGGCGGAGCGCGTCGCCTTGGTGGCGACGGCCACGCGCTGCAGCGTCGACTCGTTGGCGAAGAAGCGCGTCATGGCGCGCACCACCTCGCGCTGGCTGGCCGCATCGTTCGGGCCGTTGGTCCACGGCGCCAGCCCCGACTTCAGCGACCGGGCCCAGTGCCGGCGGAGCTTCTGAGTCATGCCGAAGCGCTCGTTCACCGACAGGCTGGTGGTGCGGTCGTGGAGGATGGCGTAGCGCCCGTTGTCGAGCTTCACGAAGAGCGACACGCCGAGCGTGGTGGCGTCGCCCATGATCGTCTCGTCGGTGGGGTCGTAGACCGAGGAGTCGAGCGAACTGATCCCGGTGAACAACTCGGTCACCTTGTCGTTCCACCAGGCGTCGGGCTCGCGGGGGTCGAGGTTCGCCGTGGCCGTCGCCGCGAAGGTGGCGGCCGGAGACAGCTGCTCGACGTTGTTGATGTCGCGCACGTTGACCCACGGGAAATACTTGAGGAGCTTGTGGCGCTGCACCCCGACGCCGTTGCCGCTGCTGCCCTTGATCGTGGCCCACGAGTCGGCCCGGTTCGAGGAGAGGAAGCCGAAGCGATCGGTCTTGGCCAGCACGTGGGTGGCGATGTTGGCATTGACCGCGGTGCGGATGGAGTCGCCGCAGTCGTCGGCGCACACGACGATGATGTTGCTGAGGGCGGCGAGCGCGGTGAGACCGTCGTTGTAGTCCGACGCGGTGATGGCGGCCCCGTCGTAGCCGCCCCCCGGCGTCCACGTGCCGTCGGCCGGCCTCGCCGCGGGCGTGCCGAGCAGGAGCACCTGATCGACGAGGTAGCTGCCGGAGACCGTGGCGGTGGTGGCGGTGGTGCGGCTCCCCTGGGTGTCGGTGGGCAGCGCGATCGTGGTGATGGGCTTGAGGTTGAGGTACTTCTCGCTGGTGGCCCCCGTCTGGGAGTTGGTCAGCGCCACCGTCATGTTGAACGAGTCGGCGTCGCCGTTGGTGGCCGCGGCGGTGGTGACGGTGCCGGCGCTGTTCGGCAGCGAGCCTGGGTACTTCCACACGATGCGCGCCACCGCGGCGCCGGCGGTGTTGTTGTTCGCGAGCGCCGTGGTGCTGGTGTAGACGTCGGTGACGGCCTGCACCCATCCCGTGGTGTTGGTGGTGGGCGGCACGGCGTTGACGGTCGTCAGCGCGCCGACGTCGGTGTAGGTGAGGCCGTTGATGTTGGCGGAGACCTTGCCGATGGCCGTGGTCGTCGCGCCACCGGCATACGTGCGGTAGAGGTCGTAGGACGTCGCGCCGGCGACGGCGGGCCAGGTGACCACGATGCCGCTGTTGGCCTGGGTGAGGTCATCGCAGCCGAGGGCGAAGCGCACCCACGCGCTGCCCTGGGTGTGGCCGGTGCCATTGTTGGCCACCACGACGTACTTGTAGATCTTGGTGCTGGCCAGCGAGACGTTCGCGCAGCTCGGCACCGTCGGAGGCAGGATGCCCCTGGAGCCCCCGAGGATGCGGGTCGGGGTCCACGGTGCCTGCTTGCGCCGCGTGGTCGCGAGCCAGCCCGTCGAGGTGCGTCCGCTGCCGTCGGGGAAGTACGTCTTGACGAAGTCACCCACGGAGGTCGGCTCGTAGGCCGACTTCACGGGGCCCCAGTCAAACTGGGCGAGCAGGCCGATGCGACCGAGCGCCAGCCCCTGGATCACCGTGGGCTGCGCGATGTCGATGATGTGCGGGCCCGGCGTGAGCGCCCCGGCGCGCGAGGTCTCGAAGAGCGGCATGGGATGTCCTCGGGTGAAGCGAGAGCACCGACGGGCGGTGCGGAATCGGTGAGGTCTACGAAGCGAGCGCTACGGCACGACGACGGACTGCGTGCCCCCGCTGCCAGTGAAGGTCACGGTGAGCGACTTCATCAGCGGGCCCTGGATCTGGCGGAGCAGATGCGCCGTCCCGGTTCCCATCCACGTCGCTCGCCAGTCACCGGCCTGCACCGCGCGCGAGCTCTCCGGCAGCGTCGGGATGCTCTGGAACCGGAAGGCGGCGGGGGTCGAGTACCAGTCGGGCAGCTCGATCACGAGGCCGGGCGCCAGGTCGAGCGCGGTGGTCGATAGCCCCAGCGTGCGCGCCGGCGGCCGGTTGAGCGCGGCCTCGACGTCGGCCTCGAGCGCATCCCGCGTCACCTCGTGCTGCGCCCAGACGTCGATCTGGAAGTCGATCTCGGTGTGGCCGTAGCTCCACAGCACCAGCGCGTTCACGTCGTCGCCGTCGATGGCCGTCTGCGACAGCGCCACCGGCTGGAACTTGTGCTCCCGCGCCTTCGTCGGCGCCAGGATGACGGAGACGGCCTTGGCGCCGAGCGCCTTGCCCGGCGTGGGCCAGCTCGACGAGAAGACCGCCTCGGGGTCCACCTGCGTCGCGAGGTAGTCCGAGAGCCCCTTGCGCATGGCCGCGCGAACGTGCGTCGTCGCCATGGCGGTTGCTCAGCGAGTGGTCGGTGACTGATCGAGCGCGCTGCGGGTGCGCTCGTCGAGGATGCGCTGAAGGTCCGGCAGCGCCCCTCGCACCACCCAGTGCGGCGGCATGCCGTCCCGGGCGATCTTGCGCTGCACGGCGGCTGCGTAGCGCTCGACGGCGGTGGCGTCGGGCAGGCCGAGAGCACCGGCGTGGCGCTGTGCCCACGGGATCAGATCCTCAAGCGGCACCCAGTGAGGCCGCGCGCCAGCCTCGATTGAGCCAGCATAGGGCGCGTCGATGCGCACCTCCGGCCCGTCGGGACCGCGGGCCGCGTGCGTCGACTCCCGGAGACCGCCGGTGTCCCTCGGGAGGCGCTCCCGGATGACTGCCGCGGCACGCTCGGCCGACTCCTGCTGCGCCGCGAGCACCCGGCGCTCCCGCTCCGCGCCATGCTCCCGCATCAGCCGCCCGAGGTCCCCGGGACGGCATTCGATCGTCGCCACTTCCTCAGCCCCTCGAAGGCCCGGCGATGTTCCGCCCGACGATGCGGTAGCTGAATGGCTTCTCGGTGGAGGGGTACTTCACCAGCGTGCACTCCAGCTCGCCCTCGTCCCCCGTCAGGATCAGGCACACCTCGTCGGCGGCCGTCCTCTGCTGGAGGTAGAGCACCGGGGGGATCCCGAGGTTGCCGTCGCCCTCGAGTCCGGTGTCGTCGAAGGAGGTGGCCGAGGTCTCCCCGATGAACCCGAGGGACAGCGGCGCCACCGCCAGCGTGCGGCTCTCCCGGTAGACCCGGTAGAGGGTCGCCCCGGAGACGGCCGACCAGGTGAGCCGGTTGAAGTTGGTGTCCGAGAGCGTCGCGTTGCCGGTCGTCGTGGTCACGAGCGCGCTGGTGTCCGAGCAGTTCGTGGGCTCGTGAAAGGCGATCACCCGGTAGCCCCAGGTGGTGCCGCCGGCGGTGCCCTGCGGCGCCACCGCGAGGCCCGACGGCGCGTCCAGGGAGGCCTGCCCGTAGTAGCCGGCGTAGAAGGTCGGCGCGTCGGGGTCGTCGGCGTAGCGCGGCGTGAGCGGACCGATCAGGAAGTCGCCCTGGCGGATCTCCCCGCCGGACTGGATCTCCATCCGCGCGCTGGCGATCTTCACCCGGGGCGGCTGCAGAGCCCCCTCGTCGTCACGATGACCGAGCGTGAGGTCGACGTTCGTCTGGGTGCCGCTTCCCGGCGCCCCGCCCGAGAAGGTGCGGCGTCGGAGCACCACGCGGTAGCGGTGAAGCTCGAAGTCCGACCCACCAGCGAGGCCGCGCAGCTCGTCCGCCACGCCAAGGAGATCCCCGCGGATGCTCATGGGCTAGCGCAGTTCGACCGAGGAGCCCCCACCGCCGCCAGGAGGACGCGCAATGGGGATGCGGATGGCCGAGGAGAGGCGCTTCAGCCAGTACATGTACTCTTCGCCGAGCTCGAGGCGCTCCCTTGGATTGAGCACCAAGTCGCCGCCGTCCACCTTGCTCGCCTTGAGTCGGGTCCGCGACTTGTAGCGGTCGGTCTCGAGCTGCCGGAGTTTGGGCAGGTACGACGTGCGGATCTGACTCTCGGCGTAGTCGTTGACGTTGTTCTGGACGACGGTCTCGAAGGCCGGGGCCGTGTCGAGATACGGATTGGCGAGCGCGGTGACACCGCCGTAGCCCATGCGCTCCTTGATCTCTTGGATCTCGGCGTCGGTGAGGGCCATGGGTGTCTTTCCGCTCGGAGCGCTATTCGCGACGCCCGAACTCGATCTCGCAGGAGGAGCCCGCGCCGGTGCCGCCGATGCCGCGGACCTTCACGCGGACGTTCTTGCTGCCGACGGCGTTGAAGGCAAAGGCGAAGCGCCCGCTCTCGGAGATCTTCACCGGCAGCCCCGTGCCGACCTGGGTGTACCAGTCGGCGTCGATGCTGGGGTCGCCGCGGCGGAAGAGCTGCGGCGTCACGACGGCGGCCTTCATGTCGCCGAGGGTGAGATTGATGAAGCACTGCGCCACGCCGTCGCTCGACAGATTGGTCCCGGTCGACGCCGACGCTTCGTCTTCGACGGTGAGCGGCTTGGCCGGGCGGGCGGGGATGCGGACGTTGTGCCTGGAACGTTCGATGGACATGCAGACCTTGAACCGACGAAAGGCGCCCCGCCCAGCACCCGGCGCGGGGCCCTTCGTCGCGTCGCCCTCGTCGGGCGAACCTCAGTCGGTGGAGCTGGTGGCTAGACCAGCTTGTCGCAGGAGATGAGCTCCTGCGCGAAGCGCTTGTCGAGCACCTCCATGCCCTCGTAGGCATTCCAGCCGACCCGGTTGAAGCGGCCACCGTCGTCGGCGGTGTCGCGGCGGATCATGGCCTCCTGCGCCGAGCCGTAGCCGAGGAGCTTCGGGGCCATGATGTAGCCGCAGTTGCCGGTGACGGCGCCGCCACCGAGGGTGGTCTCCTGGGTCATGGCGTTGGAGGTGCAGACCACCACGTTGTCGATGGTGCGCTTGTAGCCCGGGAAGAGCGGGTTGTACTCGGGGTGGAACTCCGACAGGCGCTGGAACTCGTTGTCGGACTTCAGGCTGGTGTACTGCCGCTCGTCCAGCACCGACAGGTAGCGGTTGGTGCCGTTGATGCCGGGCACCTTGCGGTTCGCCAGCGCCGCGGCGCCCTCGAACAGCATGCCGAGCGAGAAGGGCTCGTTGCCCGAGCCGGTGAAGTCGGCCTTGGCGGTGATGCCGGTCGGGTAGGTGATGCCGCCGGTGTTGGCCTCGGCCGCGCTCTTGATGAGCGACTGCACCCAGTAGTGCACCATCTGCGTGCGGTTCTGGCGGAGGAGGTTGCCGACGTAGGCGAGCAGGTCGTGGCGGCTCATCTTGCGGGTGAACTCGGCGAGGTTGATCGGCTTGCGGGTGCCGCCCGAGTCGACCGGGCCGGCGTTCTCGAAGATGGTCACCGTCACCTGGTCCATGCCCGGGGTCTGGCCCGCGGAGCCGAACAGCGCCTCCGTCGGCGAGATGCGGTACTGGCTGGCCGTGGTGGAGCTGTCGAGGAACTTCGGGCGGTTGATCTTGATGGTCTCGCCCTCCTGCGCCTTGCTCGGATCGGTGACGATCTCGAACATGTCGGGGAAGTTGAGGTTCGAGAGCAGCAGCGGGCCGCCCAGCCCCGCCGCCATCGCCTCGGGCATGTTCGAGAGGATGCCGCGCGGACCGCCGCGGCCGTCCTTGAACTGCGCGAGGTAGACGTCGATGCCGTCGACGCCGTTGAAGCCCTTCGCGGTCATCGCCGAGAAGAGGAAGCGCGCGAACACGTAGTCCGCGTCGGGGGCGAGCAGGAACTCGTCGGCGAGCCTGTCGAGGAAGTCCGCGCCAAGCGAGGACGGAAGGAACGCACCGGTTTCGGCGGCCATGATGATTCTCCTTGTTGGGTTGAGTCAGCCGGCGCCGGAACCGGGCCAGCGATTGCTACTTGCTGCTGCGCTGCTCCCGCTCGGCGAGCAGGCGCGAAATCTCGGAGGAGTGCTCCTTGCGGAAGTAGGCGGCGGCGGAGTTCTTGCCGGCGGCCTTGAGCGCCTCGTACTGCTTGAGCACGTCGGCCGTGCCGGGGGCCGGCGGCTGCGTCGGGCCGGGCTCGGCGATCGTGGTGGCCGGCTTGAGCGGCGGCACGGGCGGAGCGGCGGGCACCACAGCCGGCGGCGCAGCGGGCGGTGCGGCCTCGGCGGAAGCCAGCCCAGCCATGTCGCGGATCATCGCCAGGCGATCGGCTGGGTGCGCCTTGTCCTTGGGCGTCGAGCGATCGACGATCGCCTTGGCCTTCTCGGGCAGCTTGCCGTACAGCTCGTCGGCCTGCGCGGTGAACTCGGCCTCGTACTTCGCCAGCCCCGCCAGCTTGGGCTTGTGGCCCTCGTACTCGTCGGCGGCGGCCTTGTACTTGTCGACCTCGGCGCCCTTGGCGAGCCGGTAGCCGTGGCCGTCGCGGGGATCGAAGCCCTTCTCGTCGTCGACGAGGGACTTCAGCATCGCGTCGCGCTCACCGCGCGGGATGCCGAGGGACTTCAGGACGCGACCAGCCCCCTCGTAGCGGGACTTCTTCGCCTGCGCCTCGAGCGCGGCCTGGTGCTCCGCCTCCGCGATCATCTTCGCAGTGGGCGCGGCGGTGGGCGGCGGAGGCGGCGCGGCGGGCGCGGCCGGGCTTCCGCCGACGTGAACAATCTCGATGCGCTGAGCTGGGGGACTGGGAGGCGCGGAGGGTGCCGCTTCGGTCGACATGCGGATGGTCCTTTCCCCCTGCCCGCGCGAGTTGCCGGACGCGCGAGCCGGATGGCAGTTGGAAATGGAGGGTTGGAATGCGAAGCGCGCGCGGCGGGCGGGTCACGCTGGCGCCGCGCGCGGATTCAGGGATGCAGGTGCTCGGAGGCGACTAGGCCAGCGAGACCACCACGAGGAACACGAAGGTCCCGTCGATGGTGGTGCCATCGCCGACCTCGGCCGCCTGGCTGCCGTTCTTGTGGGTCGAGTCGGTGGTGCCCACGGTGAAGGTCAGCACGTCGTTGGTGCTGCCGCTGTCGACGGTCGACAGGGTGGGCGACGTGGCGGTGTAGCGGGTGCCGGCCGACACGATCGCGTCGCGGAAGACGATCGCGTTGTGGACCCAGATGTTCTCGAAGTCCTGGTTCTGCGCGCGCAGCGCATCGCGGATCGAGAAGTTGGGCTTGGTCGCCGTGGCGTAGGTGCCCGACAGGGTGACCGCGATCTCGTACACGCGGGCGTCGCCCTTGGTGCCCGACTGACCGCGCAGCAGGTTGAGGTTCTGGAACGTCGTGGTGTTGGCCATGATGCGGGCTCCTTCTTCTCGGTGGACGCCGCGTCGGGCGCGGCTGGGAAACGACGCGCGAGCCCGAGGCCTGCGCGGCAGTGCAGTGGAGCGGCGGAGCTACGACGTGAAGCACCCCATCTCGGTCGCCGCCTGGGCCGAATGGGTGGTGCCGTGGACGGTGCAATACACGCCGCCCGACAGGCTGGCCGCCGCCCTCACAGCGTCGGGGAGACGCGGGCGGGAGCCGGTGGACTTCTGTGCTCGCTTGTCGCGGGCGAGCCGCCGCTTCTTCGATCCGAGATGGCTCACGATCAGCGGGCGCCGGTGACGCGCAGCCAGTCGACGGTGAAGGCCGGCGTGCCGGTGCCCGAGTCCTTCTGGAGCTCGATGAAGGGCTGCACGTTGCCAGTGGCGGCGGCCATGGCGATCGTCTTCTTCAGCGTCCCGTTGATGTAGAACTTCACGCCGGAGAGCGACGAGGCGTCGATCTTCACGGTGAAGAAGGTGTCGTCGGTGTAGGAGAAGCCCGTCGACTGCGCGTTGGTGTCGGTGGTGTTGTCGTCGGCCTCGGCGATGACGGCGCGAGTCGAGGCGTCACCGGTCACGCGGAGCCAGGCGCTCGTGGTGATGCTGTCGAGCGTGGCGTTGCGGGCGCTGGCGAAGCCCACCACGAAGCGCTGCACCGCGGAGAGCGCCGCGCCGCTGGTGCCCTGGATCTTCAGGCGGCACTCGAGGATCGGCTTCTTGGTGATGTCGAAGGTGAGGTGGTCGCCACCGTTGAGGCCGACCTTCTGGACCTCGTTGGTGTTGTCGCAGAGGATCTTGTACTGCCCGCCTGCGGCGTTGGCGACGAAGTCGGCGACGACGGTGCCGGCCGCGCTGGTGTCCTGCTTGGACAGCCACAGCGGCAGGGCGGAGCCAGCGATCGACTCGAAGTCGGTGAACAGCTCGAAGTAGTTGGCCCGGTCGGCCGGCACCAGCTGGCGCGCGCCGAGCGTGTCGTAGTACACGAGGCGCTTGCCCGACGCGTCGACGAAGAGGGTGGGCTTGCCGGTCGCCCCGCCCGACGGATCGACGTCCGCCGGAGGAGGCGTCAGCTGCACGCCGCCGATCTTGACGATGTTGCGGTTGTAGGTGTTCTCGAAGCGCTTCCAGTAGACGGACATGGAGTGACTCCTCGCGTTGGTGCGCGTGGCTCACCGACGGCAAGCGCCGACGGGACTCAACTCACGCAGATGGTGGCTGGGGACTACGAGTGCGAGCGCCCGTCGATGGGCGTCAGGGACAAGGTGGCGCAGTAGATCGCCGACGCACCGGCCGCGCTGGCGCCGATGTTCACGGTGACGTCGGTTGCGGCGGGAACACGAATCCGGCCGGTCAGCCTGGTTGACACCGCCGTGGACAGCAGCTCGCCGACCACCGTGCCTCCGACCTTCAGCACCGCGTTGGCGTAGTTCGCGTCCGGCGTGCCCACCTGGACGGTCGACACATCGAACATGTAGTACCCGTCGCCGGGGGTGGTGATGGTGACGATCGCCACGCCGGCGAGAGCACCGCCGGCGGCCTTGTTGCTCTTCACCTTCGAGTTGAAGCCCATGTGCGCCCTCGCCTACGTCTCGGTGGTGGTTGGCGGCTTTGCCGCATCCGCCTTCTCGACAGCTTCGGCGAGCGCGTCCTTCGCGGCCGGCGACGGCGGGGCCGGCGACGGCGAGGTGGGGGTCACCGGGAGCCCCTGGAGCGCCACTGCGCGAGCCTGCGCATCGGCGAGTTCCTGCGCCGCCTGCTTGGCCTCGGCGGTGGCGTCCTCAATGCCGAAGAACGGAGCGAGCGCCTGCACCATCCGTCGATGCGTGATAGCGCCGGCATTTCGCGCAGAGGTGGCCGACTCGATCGCCGCCTTGCGATCGGTGATGGTCGCAGGGAAGAACGCGGGCCACTGGAGCTGCACCGCGTAGTCGAGCCAGCCCCCGTCCTTCTGCGACGCCTGAATCAGCCCCGCGGCCTGCCGGATGCCAGGAATCAGCAGCCCCTCGCCGCGCGCCACCAGCGTTGCCACCATGCGGAGCGCAAGATTCAGGATGCCGACGTAGGCGCACTCGCCCAGGTCGAAGCGGAGGTCCGAGGCGAGCCCGATCATTGGGGCGTGGATCATCTCCAGCACCGGGCCAGAGAGGTCTCCTGAGAAGTGCTTTGGGTCCGTCAGGACGATGTCGATCGCTTCGAGGATGGCCTGCTTGAGGTCGGCGATGTGCTCGCCGGCGCGCTGAGCACCCGAGCCGCTGATCTCCAGGAAGCGGATGTCCTGATCCGGTTCGGGGAGGTCCCACGCATTGCCCGGCGACTTCGCCAAGTCCTCGCGGGCCTGCTCCGGAACGCCGCGCCGCACAGGCTGCGGATCCGTGCCGTACTGAACCGCTCGGTTCTTGAGGGTCCAGCTGTAGTCGAACTCCTCGAACGCCTGGTGCAGCGTCGGGTCGATGACGGGCCGACCATCAATGGCGTCGTCGGAGTCGCCGAGGCTCTTCACCCACCGCGCCGGACAGAATCCGAAGCCGTGCACCACGGTCTTTTCGGGATCCTCCACCCACTGCGGGTCTGCGAATCGCGTGACCGGGACTTCCTTGAAGACGACGTCGCGGTTGGCGTCGATGACGCGCCGATACCACACGCGCTGCTTGAGCAGCCCCCCGAGCCCGTTGGGCTGCTCCTTCTCGTACTGCTTGAGGATGTCGAGCTGCTTGAGGCCGAAGCCCGTCTCGTCGTAGGTGGGCGTGCAGTCCTTGCCGGCCTCGACGTGCCAGGTCAGATAGCCCGCTCGAGCGCCGAGGATGACCGCGGCCGAGCCGGTGACCATCGCCTTGCGGCTGTACTCCCGCGCGAGCTGGCGCAGACGGCCCTTGTCGACGCACGCCTTGAGGAACCGTGACAGCTCCTGCGACTGCGCCTCGGTGACGATGGGACCAATGTCGCCAGCCCCGCCCGCGACGTCCGTCGCCCCGATGTGCGCCGGCGGAAAGCGGTGGCCACCCCAGATGAGTCGCTCCAACCGGCCGATCGCCATCCGGTAGAGCGGCACCTGAATGAGCGGCTTCCGCTCGCGAATGGGGACGCTCGCATCGCCCCACGGTCGACGGTTGGCGTACTGGAGCCCCCAGAAGTACATCTCCGAGGCGGAGGCGGTGCGATAGCGCTCGTTCTGCCCGAGGTTCTTGGTGGCCTGGTAGAACTTCTGGAGCTCGAGCTGTTGGGAGAGCATCGGCGGCGTCTCCTCTCAGCGATCGAGGACGTTGATGGTGCTTCGGCCGGGCTGCCGGGAGGGCGGGTTGTAGACCGCCAGGCACAGTGCATCGGCGCGGTCGGGAGAGCGCCCGCCGCCGTCCTCGGATGGCAGCTTCTCGCGAAGCGCGTCCTTGTCCTCGACCTTCACCTTGCCGGCGGAGGTGTGCTCGTAGTCGGGCGCCAGCAGTTCGGAGTGCAGCTTGTCGTCGGGCGGCAGCATCCCGCCGTCCTTGAGCCAGTCCCGTGCGGCCTGCCACAGCTGGTCGCGGAGGCGATAGCTGGTCTCGTCGGTCGCCTTCTCAGCGACGTTGACGGGAACCGCTTCCACCTCCTCGCGGTGGTGCCGAGCGAGCGAGTCGAAGCAGGAGGCGCCGGGGCCGATGACGTCGACCTTGACTCGCGGCTTCTCCCGGGAGGGCGGCTTCACGGCCGGCGCGCGCCAGGGCTCGGCCGCCAGCACCTGCTTGCGCGCGCCGTAGTCGCCCGGCATGAAGCGGAGCGCCTGCACCGCCTCGATCGCCTTGGTCGCGACGTCGATGCCGTCCATCGACTGAACGACGAGCATCGGGTAGCAGAAGTCGCCGCGCACCGGCGCCAGCGCCGAGGCGTCTGAGCCGAACCGGGCCACGTCCTGGCCGAAGGAGATCGGCCTCCGCAAGGTCTCGCAGAGAGCGCGCTCCTCCTCGGTCAGCGAGTCGAAAGCGTCGAGCAGTCCCCTGCGCGCCACCTCGTAGGCCGAGAACAGATCTAGCGAGCCCTCGCCGGCATTGAGGTCGTAGGGGCGGCCCGTCTTCCGGTCGATGGGAGAGAAGCGCTGCAGCGCCCCGCAGACCACCTGCCACCGTTCCGCCGCCGACTCCACCAGCTGCAAGCCGATGAGCGCCAGCTCCGACTGCGGCGGGAAGTCGCCGAGCACGCGGACGAACCACAGCGGCGACGACTCGCCCCACGCCCGGCGCTTCTTCTGGACCCATTCGAGCGTCGCGATGTAGCCGACCTTCTGGCCGATGTCCCGCTGGTACTCCGCCGCCTCGATCGAGGAGACGTGCATCAGGTGCCACTCGGTACGCTCTCGGGGGTCGCGGAAGATCCGGTAGAACTTCCCCGCCGTCTTCGTCGGGTTGCCCGTGACGACGATCTTGCCGCTCTTGACCCGCTCCGCCGATGGCCGCGCCTCACCGAAGATGTCACCGCCGCCGGCGCTGTTGCCCTCAATGGCCTCGAAGATGGAGTCCGCGACGCCGGATCCTTCATCGACGATGAAGAGGACGTTGCCGGAGAAGCCGTTGAACTTGTCGGGGTCGTCGGTCGACAGGCCGATGATCTGGCGGCCGTCGTCGTACTCCAAGCCCCCATCCGGCCGGGCCAGAAGCCTTCCACCGAGCGCCTTGCCGCGCGCCGCAGCTCGCTTGTAGAGCCGGACGATCTCGCGCCACACCACCTCCTCGACCTGACGGCCGGTGGGCGCAGTGAAGATGACGCGGGCATCGACCTGAGTCGCGACCCACCACAGCGCCAGCCCCGCCTGCGAGGTGGTCTTGCCGATCTTGTGGCCGGAGCGGACCGCGATCTGGTCGTGCTTGGCGACCGCCCGAAGAAATTCCGCTTGGCGTGGCCACGGGTCGATGCCCAGCCAGTCGCGGAAGAAGACGACCGGATCTGGACAGTCGAGCAGCGCCCCCCGCTTGCCCGGCGCCTCCTCAGCGAGCTGGAGCCGGTACCGATCCGCGAGAGCCTTGATCCCCCGCCGTACCGGCGAAGCGATCGAGAGCGTCGAGGACATGGGCAAACGCCGACGGGTCCAATCGGTTTTTCAGCTCCGCGATCAGCGGATCGAGGATGCGCTCCACCTCCACCTGGACCTTCTCGGGCGGGAGCGAGCCGTCGATCCGCTTCTCGAGGAAGTCCACCTTGGCCTGGGTCTCCCGGAGGGAGAGCATGCGCTCTCGACCGAGCAGCACCGGGTCAGCGGCCATCAGGTTCTTGAGCATGCCGATCGCGCCGGCCAGCATCGCCGAGGCCTGCGCCCGCTGACCGATCGTGATGTCCTTGTGCTCGATCTCCAGTTGCGGCGGACCACCGCCAGGGCCATCCACCGGAACCAGTTTGGAGCGCGACGCCGAGAGCCAGCCGACCGCCTCGTTGATGGCCAGGCTCGCGCCCTCCATCGCGTGGTCGATCATGCCGCCGATGCGTTCCGTGCGCTCCGTGACCTCCTTGGCGCGCGCGGCAGCCACGCGGTCGACGGCAGCGGCCCACTCGTCGACCCATCCCACCGGCGCCTCTTCCTCGGCCGAAGGCGGGGGCGGAACTGAGGGCGGCGCTGGGGGCGGCGCCCCCAATTCACCCCCACCCGCGGGGGCAGCACCCCCAACGGATGGCGCAGCGCTGGGGGCGGGTTCTGCCTTCTTCTTCCGCTTGCTCCGCGGCTTTCCGGCGAGCAGATCGACCGCGCGCGCGGCCACCTGCTGGTCGAACTTGACGCGGAGCTGAGCCCACTTCTCCGAACTGCTGCGCCGCTCCAGCGTGTTCTTGGAGCACCGCGGCTGGCCCTTGAGGCGCTCGGCGATCTCGGCGAGCGAGAGCCGCTCCTCCACGTAGAGGCGAAGGGCTTCGTCGTTGGCTGTTGGGTCGGGTCGCTTGGTGTTGGCCACGCTGCGCCTGGGGCGCCGTCTCCAGACGCGAAGCGCCTGGGGCTGCTACTCGGTTTTCAGTGCACCAGCGAGCTGCCGCCCTGCCGCGCGACCACGTGGCGCGCCAGCACTTGCCGCACTGCCAGGCCGAAGGCGATCCGCCGGTCGTCAGACCAGCCCGGCATGTCCACCGGCCGTCCGGCTTCCACGCGCGAAGCTTGCTCCGACAGCGCCCACTGCTGACCCTCGGTCAGCTCCGACCACCCGGGCGCTGCGGGGCCGGCGAGCCCTTGGGCCAGCACGGCGTGGTGAGCCACGGCGGCAGCGGCGACAAGCAGCGCGCGGACCTCGGGATCCAGGACCGGGCACTCCAGCAACTCGGCCGCCGCCGACTTCGCGGCGGTCACCGGCGCCGGCGCATCCGTCCGGCTGGGCGCTCGTGCACCGTGCTCCATGCGCGCCCGTTCGATGCGCATGGCCTCCGAGGCACTCTCCAGCCCGACGCGCACGACGGCGACGGTTTCCGCCGCAGCACCGACGGCGCGGCGTACGAGGAGGAGAGCAGAACGAATCATGACCGGCCCCGTGGGCGTCCCGAGCGGAATGTGAGCAGCGCGAGAATCCATGCACTCACATTCGAGCATTCGCGCACGCCTGTCAAGCGCGAACCGACGCACCGTCGAGTAGCGCCGCCGACATCGACGACGATCGTTTCGGGGCGCGTGACCATGCCCTGACTGCTTCTCTGCCGGCGCCATGTTCCCGCAAGCGGAAATCAGAACTTTCTTACCGCTTGACGGAGCGCCCGGTGTCTGATTCGACCGCCTCCAGCGTGTCCCGCGCCGCAGCGATGCAGGCGGCCATCAGCACGTCGTCGTCGGCTCGGAGCTTCCGCGC